CAATTTGTACTTCACCAGTTCCTTTTGGTCTTAACTCTAAATTAATATTAGAATCATCTCCAACCGCACCAATCTCTGGTCCTGATCCTGTTGCAGCATTTGTTATATCAATGTGGTTGACTGCAGATCCAGTTGTTTCAAAAATTAATTGTTCGTTTCCATTTTCATCTCTGATACCGTGAGCATCATCGAAGTCTATCATAAAAGAGTTAGTATCTAAATTACCACCTAATTGTGGGGATGTGTCATCCACGAGATCACTTGCTAGTGATATTGTAGAAATATTTGGATTAGTACCATCATCTGCTTTTGCATATGCAATTACAGTCTTACCATTTGTAACTGTAGCAGAAGTACCTGTACCTGTTGCATATTTAAATACAACATTTTGAGATCCAGAAGTTGCATTTTTTAAGAAATAAAAGTTTTGTACATCTAAAGGTATTGTAACATTTCTAGATGCTGTAAGTGATCCTGTAAATTCTATAATTCTATGAGAAAGAGTAGCTCCTGTTGATCCATCAGATACAGTAAGCGCTGTATCTGCACCATCAGTTACCGCTTGTGTTGTATAACCTCCAGATATCTGTTCGACAATCTGTAAGTTTGTATTAGTTTTTGTTCCCCATGTTCCGGCATTTTCACCGGTTGCTTGAAGTTCTACACCTAAAGGTGTGTATGTTGATGCCATAAAAAATTCTCCTACGCTGCTACATCGTTATAACTTGTATTTGATCCAGTTGCAACATTCGAATATGAAGAATTCGAACCCGTTGAAATATTACTATACGATGTATTAGAACCAGTGTCAACATCGCCATAAGCAAATATGTCTACAGTTCCTACACTAAACGTTGAAGATAGTCCAGTTAATCCTACCGTAATATCTGTTAGTGAAATTGTTCCTAAACTAGCACTAAATGATAGTCCTGTTAATCCTAAACCTTCTTCTACAGTTAAAGATCCTACACTAGATGTTATTGTTTGAGCTGTAGGTTGAATTAATGCTCCTCCTAATCCAACAATAGAACCCAATGTTGAAGTCATTGATAGTCCAGATATTTGAACTGTATCGTTAGGAATAACTACAGAACCTAAAGTAAATGTTGCTTCAATACCTGTTAAGTCTGCTTCTTGTGAAGAAGTTCCAGTTGCAGTGCCTTGTGTTAAAGTTATTTCTTGACCAGAAACAATTACTGTATCGTTTGGAGCAAATGCTGTACCTTGAGATAAAGTTAAATCAAGACCTGTCATTCCAACAGTCATATCAGCTACGACTGGTGTGCCTAAAACAGATGTAATTTCTTGGCCTGTTAGACCCATAGTTACATCGTTAACTGTTAAAGAACCTACAGATGCAGAAAAAGATACACCATCTATATTAACAGGAACAAAAGCTTCTCCCTGTGATAATGTTATTTCAAAACTTGTAGGTGTTATTACTTGATCAGGAACATCAACTGTACCAATGCTAGTTGTAAGTTGTATACCTGTTAAAGAAACTGAAACTGTTTGATCAGAAAGATCGCCCCAGCCGCCATCGCCGCTCCATTGTTGGGCACCCCATCCTGTTTTTAAAGTTGTAGATTGATTCCAATTAGCCTGTCCCCAGGTGAATCGTCCCCATCCTGAAGTTGTCGACATGGTCGACCTCCTATGCTAATCTGATTATTGCTGCTGTCGCGTCGTTTGTAGGAAACTCAATTTTAAAAGTTCCATTACTTGCTGTTTTGTCACCACCGAAAGCAATAATCGCTACAGAATCTGTTGTACCTGTGCTTGTTCCTGTAGTTGTATTATAAATCATTGCACCGTTTGCAGTAAAAGAAGCTGAAGTGTATGTAACATCACTAAAATCTGTGAATGCTGTAGTTCCTGTTAAACCAACTCCTGATCTTGTAAGAGTTGCACCTCCAGCTGTATAAGCTGTTCCTGATGTGTTTGTAATTTCTTCTGAAGTTGAATAATCTGTTGTTGCTGCACCCAAAGAAGCATCACTATCAAACAATGCTAATTTAAAAGTATCACCACCTGATGATGCAAAATTGTGTTTACCTTGTAAAAGTTCTTGTTTAAAACTTGAACATATTGCCGATGTTATTGCCATAATTTATCTCCTACGGGTTTGCTGAGTTTACTGGTATTCTAACTGCTCCGTCTGTGTAGTCGTCTCTTCGTCTTCTACCAACTTGCTCGTTAGCAAACTTCTGTACCTCTTGTTTATACTTATTTTCATATAGTGTCAACATGTCTATAGGACCTTTTAAAAAACCATAAGTTTCTGACAGACAACAATATAATAGTCCATTAGGAAAATTAAGACTAATATAATTAGTTTGATTGCTAGACTCTAAAGTGTCTGGCATTTTATTATAATGAACTCTAAATTTATAGGTGGTATTTGGCACTGGTGAAAAAGCTATTCTTCCAGATGTAGTATCTGTATTACCCGTTCCACCACCATACATAGCGTAATATTTAGGTTTACCTTGAGCTTCAGATGTTCCTGTTACATCTTGATATTCCTGCAAGTAGGTATAATCTTTTTTCTCTAACCAAACATTAGCTCCAGTAATCACAGAACTTGAATCATAAACCTGTATACCTCTAATAAATAAGGCTCCTGCAGGAGCATTGATAGACTCTTGGCCAGCAACTAAATTACCTGTTTGCTGTCTTCTCTCTGCATCAATAGGTACATCTCTAAATATTCTATATTGTGAGTTTAAAATTATATTTTCTAAAACAGCAGTTGTTAAAACATTAGAATCTGTTTCTGTGTAGCTTCTAATATTTGTAACTAAATCATTATAACTTAATCCAGCCATTATTATCCCTTATGTTTTTTTAAAATTTTTTGTTGCTTAGCTGTTAACTCAACAACTTCTTTTTGTCTTGTAGGTTTAAATATACCTTTGATCCAATTTAAAATTTTTTTAATCATCCTTCAATAGTAATAGGCCCAACGGAACAACCGTAGCCTCCTCCTTTTATACCACCAGTTGTAGCAGTATCTGAGTTAACTGTAAAGAAGAAGAAATTTGAAACTAAAAAGTCAGTTGTACCTCTTCCTGGATTTCCGTCTCCTGTATCAGGAATATATTTTCCTGTTGTAACAGCATATCCTGAACCTTGTCCTATTTGTGCACCTGTTATTCCATCAAAGTTAGGAATTGTTGCATAAGCAAAAACAGGATTACCAGCTGCACCACCATTTGGATTATAGGGTGTACCTGTACCAGGTGATATTGTAGGTGGTCCTCTAAATAAATATGTTGTTCCATTTGTTAAACCATGTCCAGGTGAATAGACATTTATAATTCCAGAACCCGCAGCATAAGTTTCAAAACCATTCTCTGCTATTAAAACAGTTGTAACTGGTTCTGTTCTATCACTTCTTACATTTCTTAAAGCAATACCATCTGCAGAAAGAGGTTTTGGTTCTAGCTGTGGCTGCTTTGGTTCAAATTCAGAAACATGTACAAACGCACCATTCCATTCTCTAACCATTTCTCTGTATGGAAACTCCATACCAGATCGATCAGAAATTGCTTTTGCATGTTTTCCTGTTGCGTATTTTGCCATTATGTTCCTGGGTAATAAGCTTTTGGTGTAATATATGTACTAGAAGCCGAACCATCTTCTGCAAGAGCTCTTTGTAATTCATCTTCATAATATAATTTCATTTGTTGAACTAATTGTGGTTGAAATTTTTGTGCCAGATAAAAAGCTAAACCTGCAACCATACAAGGTACAAATCTAAATGGTACATCAGATGCATTTGTATAATCTCCTGCATCTTGAATTCTTTTTATATAATAGAAATGCATATCTTTAGATGCATTTGTAGAATCAGGTGTTGGATAAATACTAATACTAACATGGTCAATAAATCTTTGTACCCAATATTGATTAGGAGTTCCTTTAGATAACTTATTAGAAAAACCTGCATAAGAAGATCTATCTACTTTTGTCATCGGACTATCTGATTGAGTTGTTTGAGTTCTATTAGATCTTAATTGTGCTTCAAGGACATCGGACATTCCATAAATACCATTTGGATTTGATGTAGCACTTGTGCCATCATCACTTGATCTAAAAAATTTATATTCAGCTTGTCCTTCAACTAAATCAAGATCAAGTTCATCTATTTCCCAATAATGAATACCTCTATTACCCCATTCTTGAAATAAGATATTAAGAGATCGTCTTGCAGATTTAAGTTGATAGCCTGCAACGTTCTGTAATCCAATACGTTCAAATGCGTCTTCTACTATTTCATCAATAGCAAAAGTTTTATCGAACGTTGTAGTGCCCGAGGTAGTATTAGCCATTTAACCTCCTAGCCAGTATATCCAATAGTAACTGATGTTGTATTGGTTAAATCTAAATATATTCCAGTTCTACATCTAATACCACTTCCTGGTACATAAATGTCTAACCCTTCAGTTCCACAATTACCTTCGAATACTAAAGCTCCAGAATTATCAGTTCCATCATAAAGTTTGATGTTACTGTTAGCTACGCCTTCAACTTGAATATAAGTTATTCTAGCTGGTCCAATAAATGAACCTGAAGCGTCTGTTGCTTTACCAAATCTACCGTCAGAAGTTCTGCATGAAAACTGTTGATCTGATGTTGCCATATTTGTTTCTCCTTAAAATTAATATGTGGGGCCGAAGCCCCACATTAATTATTTATTACGCGTCTGCGTATGGTGTTACTATTGTACCTGATCCAATCAATAAAGAATTGTGAACCATGTATGTAGCAGTATCAATCGCTGTGAAAGATATAACGCTACCAACGATTCCACCTTTTGTAGAACCATTCATAGTTATAACATCATTAGTTGCGCCTGGAACGAAAGCTTTTTTCGAACCGTCATCAACACCAATCATGATAGCACCTTTAAATTTATCAGTACCATCAGTTAAGATGTCCATATCAGTTGCAGCTGTTTCAACAAAAAATGTAAAAGTTGCACCGATGTTGTTTAGATTGTTAAAGTCATTATCACCTGCTGATGCGCCATTTGCATTTACATTGATTGAAGGTAAAGTAAATTTACCGTCAGCATCATTGCAAAGTAAAATTCTACCCGCATGTGCAGCAACTGTTAATGTTGTGTCAGCTGTTAAGCTAACAGTCATACCAGGACCTGTACTTGTAAAGCCATTTTTAGAAATGACCGGTCCTGAAAACGTAGTGTTTGCCATAGTATTATCCTCCTAGTTATTTGAACATCGTCTCTAGGCCGTCGACTATACGCGTCGATGTTCAATTTAATGTATAGTGTGCTTTTTATATACTAGATTTAAGTAGAGTGCAAGAGAGCCTGTAATGTGGAGTGGATTTATTCCAACGATGTAGCTTTTGATTAAGTAGCTACAGAAACTTGTGGAGCG